TATCATATATCAGTTTGGTTTGTGAACTTTGGTATTTCATGTTAAATAAATCCTTGTGAAAAATTATTTTTAATTTGTCTTTTAGATTTTATAATTTCATCATTCCATACTTCTTGATTTAGATAAGTCTCAGCATTTTTTCTAAATTGTTTTTCAGGCGTCGCTTTTACATATATAGGCACGTGTTGCATTATTTTTTCTTTCGTTTTATCCGGCAATTTTTGCCATCGGCTCAGGCTTGTTTTTCTGTTTCCTTTTTTTTCATATAAATTCCAAAAATTTTCAAAAGGATATTTTTCTAAAATTTCACCTTTATCTATATCTTTATTTTCATCTCCATCTCCATTTATATATAGCTTAAACATTTGCTTAAGCACTTGCTTAAGCACTTGCTTATTTTTAATATCTGTTTTTTCTAAATCAATATTATCTTTAACAAAATTAATATATCCTTCTTTAGTTGATATTTCTTTGGCTACCTTAACAATATATCCGATTGTTCCGCTTGTTGTTCGTTTTTCTTTAAATGTTTGTCGTTTACGTATTATTTCACTTGCATTTGGATTTTCAAGGTTACCTTTTTCATTTTGAATAAACTTTTGCTTAAGCACTTGCTCAAACACTTGCTTAAATCTTTCAAATTCTGAAAATTTAACATTAGCAAGTACTGCTAATGTTTCAATATCGTTTGGTAATTCTCCTTTATCATATTGATGTAATAATAAATTTAAATACCAGCCTCTGCAATCTGCATCCATTCCAGCAGTACTACTCAACCATGTATCAATATATAAAAGTGCAGCAGGGTCTTTCATAAGTATTTTAATTTAAAAAAACCCTCACAAAAAAAATGCAGGTGACCATTTTTTGCAAAACAACCTGCATTAATCCCGTGAGGGCTTATAGTTTTAAATATGTTTACTAATTTGATCATGGTACTTATTGTTTTGCACTGCTAAAGTAAAACAATTATTTTTAATTACAAAATTTTTTCACTGAAAATGTAATTCTAACTTTTCAGCTTGTTTTGTTTCGAGTTTTGCCAATCGTTCACGGCTTTATTAATTCCAATTCTAATGGCCTGGTTATTATCTTTTAAAACATCACACAAAAGAGCAATATTTTCATGTATTTTATCTCTTAATTTTAATTGTTCTTCTGTTGCCTCTTGCCAATCTTTAACATTACAGGCATTTTTTATATATTTTGCTGTTAAACTCATCCCCCGATGAAAATTACTTTTGTTTGAAGCGTTAGCATATAAAGCGCCTGCCATCTTTTTATATGAATCACCTGAATCGTTACGATATTTTAATAATTCATCATAAAGCCACGTATAAACTTCAATTTTTAACTTAGGGCTTATTGCAAGTGCTAAATCTATAAAAACGTAAGGATGTATCCATGTATGTTTTCCTCTGCCTCTACCTGAAATAACAACTTTTTCTCCAATTTCTTCTTCAAGCGTATCAATAAATTCTTGAGTTTGTTTAGTTTTCTTCCAATCATTAAATTTTATTGGATTCATTTTGTTAGATATGCGCCATTTATTACCTACTTTCAATAAATCAGTTGCACTTAAAAATGAGCTTTTGTGTTTTTGGCTTATTTCACCATCAAACAACTTTCTTTTCATTATTACTTCTGTTTCCATATCTTAAAATATTGATTATTTATACAAATATAATATAACTTTTTTAAAAGTAGTATTTTTTTTGTATTTATTTTCACTTACAAAATTTTTCGGATAAAATTATTCCAGCATCTGCTGCACTTTAATCAATACCTTTTTGTATGTGTTTACATGTGGGTTTAGGTTCTGACATAGCTCACAAACTCAGCACCTCTATCGCATAATTCTTTTATTATGGAGCAAACCAATACAAATGACATTCCGCTGTGACCTTGTTCTTCAATTATTCCTTTTGCCTTCTTAATCTCACAACCGCTATTAAGCTCCTTAATTATATCAAGCGAAGCACCTAATTCAAATCCTTTGTATAAATCCCTTAATCTAATAGGAACAATTTTATTCCACAATTCAAGGTATTTTTCATCAAGTACGGCTTTGCCTTTTGCAATCCACTCTTTAGTTAGCTCTGGAATTGCTTCTTCATGTCTTTTATTTTCGGCTTCGTAATATTCGTGTCTTTTGCGTTTAGCTTCATCAAATTCGGCTTTTGTTTTGCCAGTAACATTCTTAAACGCTGAATCCATATCATCAATATCAGAGTACAGCATTTTTCCATTAAAATAGCCACAAACTAAGTCTTTATGTTCCTTCAATTCTTTTATAGCAGATTCAATATTTTGTCCTGCAGTAAATTCAATTTCTCTATAATTCTTTTTCATAGTGTAAATATTTAAGTTGTGAAATTCCTTCACTTCTGTTTTTTATTTTGTGCTTCGTAGCAACGGTAGTGCGTATTTCACGCTTCGACATCATAACACCAGCCGTTATCATTCATTCCTAATGATTTGTAAGATTCTATTAAGTTCCTACAATCTCTCATTACATGTTTTTTTTGCTTATTTGTGATGATAGCAATTTCACTGGCTGTCATTGTTTGCCTGCCCATTTGTGGACTAATTTGTAAATCAGTTGTTTGCATGATTGTTTAATTTTGTATAATAATTATTTTAGCTGCATATTTTTTTACATCAATTAATGGCAATAAAAAACCTTTAGATGTTTTTGTTGTATTTTCTTTTATTGGATATCTGCCGCTTTTTGCCAATTGTTTTAATAGTTTTTTTGAAAAAATATATATTTTTGAATAATCACCCATAATATATAACCATGTGTTATCATTTCTAAATATACCTGATTTTATATATTCTTTATTATGCGGATTTGATTTTTCTAATATTTCAATCCATAAATTACCTGTTTTTTTATGTATTTTATCAAATTTTATTTCAACTCCTAATTTGTTTTCACCATGTTCAATTTGATATTTTTTTGAGGCATAATTGAATAATGGTAATCCTATTTTATATAATTGTTCTGCAACAAAATCTTGATATTCTTGCCCCTCATTTAAAGAGTTTTGATAATAGTTATTATAATTCATTTCCCCAGGCATCCCAATTTTCTGTTTTTGTTCTTGCAAATAATTCTATTCTATTCCCATAAGGATATAAAGTATCAATAATATTTCTAAATTCATCAGGTTTTCTACTATGTTCAGTTTTTTTTATTGATTGTACACTATCATATAATTTTTTATTATCTGGTGTACAACTTCCTTTCGTACATATTAATAATATTTCATGTCGTACACTGTTGTAATGTCCCATATTATGCTGTATTTTATCCCAGATAAATTGAGCTTTATATTTAAATCCCCATGCATTAATAATTTTGAAAACATCCTCAAGAAGAGGAGCAGTAACCCATAAAAATAAAACTGCATCATCATTTATTTTTGGCAATTTCATATTACAAATTTCATTTATTGTCATTGTCAAATAATGTTTACCTGCACCACCAAGACTTGAAATTTCTTGTTTATCATTATATTTCCATGGCGGATCTGCATATATTATACGGTAAATTTTATCTGGCATTTTTACATTCTTATAATTTTTTGATTGTTCTATTTGTTTTTGTTTTATTTCTTCTTTTTTCTTTTCTCGTTTAATATCTGTATAAGCTTGATTAAAAGTTACTTCTCCATTTTTTATTTTTTCTTTTATTTCAGGTTTTGCCTCTTTCCAAACTTTGTCGGCTATTGCAACTTTCCCGGTACTCCATCCAAGTTCGGAGGCTATCTCATCCCGTGTATTGTGTTCCGTTTTGTCAATTATTGACAAAACGGGAGCAGAATTTCCACGCATTAATGTTTCCTTTTGTTTTTCTCTGCCTTGTTTTAACAATATTTCTTTTTTCACCTGTGCAAGCTCAAACTTCCATCCATCTGTTAGATTTCTACGTCCTTTTTGATTATCAATTATCCAAACTTTTACCTCATCTATATTTTCTGCATGGATTTCTTTTATTTGATAATCAATATTATGTTTTGAGCAGATTTCAAAACGATTGTGGCCATCAATTAAAATATCATTCCAAACAATCAATGGTTCACGACAACCATTCTCAATTATACTTTCCTCTAATGTTTTATATTCATCCGAAGTTAAAGGAGGAAGTAATGCTTTAAGTTCTTCATTAATTATTATTTTCATAGTTTTCTATTTTATATACAATGTTTAAAAATTAAAGAAAAAAAATTAGGCTTTAACCAAAACGGCCCCGTTAATAATTACAGTTTTGATGTTACCTAATTTTATTTGTTGATTTACCCAGCTTCGATGTTTGCCTATCTTTTTAGCATATTCAGCTTGAGTATATAAATCTTTTCGTATTTCTTTTTTATACATCGTTTAATTTTTTGTCCGAAATAACCCGGGATTTCTCCCGGGATTTTGTCTATTGTGATTAATCACTTTTCACCCACAAATATACAAAAAGTTTTTCAAAAAACAATAATCACAAACAAAATTAATCCTAAAATTATCAAAATCTGCAAAAATGTTGCAAGCCGTTTAATCTGTCTTTCTTTTTTCATTGTTTTGATTTTTTATTTTCTGATTTTATAGGCATATTTTAAAATAATTTCAATTGTTCTTCGTTTACTTTTTTAATTCTAAAACATCTTTTTTCTAAATGATGCTCGCAATTTCGCCAGGACGATAGATATTTTTCAGCATCTTTTTTCGCTTTTTCATCGTCTTTTTCATGCGGATAAACGTACCAAATTTTGTATCTTTTTTCGTCCAGTAACTTAGCACTATCCGGCACTTTTTCAACTTTTTCAAACGAATGAAAACTAAAAGTGTGAAAAGGAGTTATCACTTGTTCTTCTTCAAGATATTTCACTTCTGCAAAAAAAGAAAAATCCTGGCCATTTGATACTTTGACAATATCACCTATCTTTAGTTTGTTTCCAATTCTATCGTATAATTCAAGTAAAAACATAATTATTTGTTTTGTTTAATTTTTGCCTGAATATCTTCTTTTAGCTTTTCAAGTTCTGGAGCCAGGCAATAAGGTGTATCACTATTAAGGTAATATATTTTATTAATGCCATCAAAATTTGCCACAAGACCTCCTGTTTCTGCATCTAAAATAACAAAATATTTTTCGTTAATCCCAAATTTAAAATATCTCTGTTCACGAAAATCATCTGTTATTGCATTTGCCTTTAGCAATTTTACAATTTCATTGTAGGTTTTTTTCATAGCTTTAATTTTTTCATTTTGTTGTTTCGATTTTCTAATCTATTTTTATGATTTTCAAGGTATTTTTTTATATTTTTACCTTTTGGCACGAAAACGGCAGTCTTCGGCAAAAAATTTTCTAAAATATAATACTTGCCTTTTTTCTCGATTTTCTTTTGCCGGTCGTGTGCTGCTTTAATTTTCGGATTTTGTTTAGCAATCGAATCTCTTTCTTGTGCTGTGTTTATTAGCATGATTTCTGGTTTTTATATTACTCCGTAAATTTCTTTTGTTCTTTGACACATCTGCTCATCTCTTGTCCTTTCTGCAATGCGTTCTTTTTCTTTTTCAAGGATTTCATCAATTATATCAATTATAGGACGTCTGTCCGGAAAGTTGTACGGCAAGATTTTTAATTTACAAGGTATTAATTTTTTTCCATCATACCAGGAGCATTTAATATCATCCTTTTTGTATACTGGTTCGATAATTCTATATTTACCTTCGATAATAAAAAG